TTTCTATTTGCTATATCAACCCAGTTATCTTGGACCCACTTACGTAAACCCATATTAATATTTCTTTGTAACTTTTCTTCTATTTTCCATTACACCGCCACAACCTTTGGCAATGCCACCTTGTTTATAATTAGATACCATTTTTCTTTGTTGAGAAATACTACCACCACCCATTTTCTTTTTTCTTCCGCCTGGAACTATTTTACCAGAACATACTGCACTTGCATACATGTTCGCGTACGCGCTCGGGTATACTTTAAATTTTCTTTTAGCAGCAGCTTTTCCTCTTGGACAAAGTTTAGCCATTAATAACCTTTCATTGCAATTTTAGGAAATCCTTTCATAAGACCTCCCTTGTTTTTTTTAACTCTTCCACCTTTTTTATATTCTGATTCTGCTATAAATTCTAAAGGTTCACGATCTCTTAACATTCCTGAAGGATATTTTGGTTTATTTTTTTCTAATTTTTCTATACTTTTTTTACCTTCTTCTTTCATTTCTTTAGAAGGTGTTTTTTCAACTTTTTTTTCTATAAATTCTTCAAGATCGTCATAATATTTTTTAGTTTTACCAGTTGATTTTGCAATTTCAGCTTTTGCTTTACGTAAAGCAGTGCTTTTAGGCATAACACCTTTAATGACACTTATACCTTTAAGAATTGCACCCATTATTTTTTACCTTTTTTGATCATGCCACCTTTTTTCTTAATGACGCCTCTTCCTTTTAAAATATCTTTAAAAGTTACTTTACCATCTCCAGTTAAATCAGGAAAACCTTTTTTACCTTTTACTTTTCCACCTTTCATCATTTTTGCTCTTGGTCTTAAATTATAATCGTTTCTCATTTTATGTCCTATCCGTTTTCTTGTTCTTTATTTACAGATCTACTTGCCATCGTTCTTGCAACTGATTCAGCAGATCGACCTATCACATAACCTCCGAGTCCGACATTCAATAATGTCCAAACATCGCCAGGTAATTCAAAAGAGATAACTGCTCCTGTGAATACTTTTATAACTGGTCCTATAACATAATTCCAGACCAAAATAAAGATCAATACATACATTAACAATGGCCTCCAGCTTGATGCAAACCATCCAGCTTTAGCTTCTGCCTCAATAATTTTAGCTGCAGCAGTTAACTCTTGTGTATGAGATTGTAATAATTGAGTTTGTAATTGTGCTTTTAATTTTTCTTGTAAATCCTTATCAGGAACAGCTTTTTCAATTGTGCTAAATAGAACTTTTGCAAGTGGTGCAATAGCTCCTAACATTTGAATCATTTTTTAATACCACTTCGCTGATCTTTTTTTCTCTGGAAGCATTCTTCTTTGGCCGCCTACTGGCTCTACTTGTGTTTCTTGTGGGTTAGAAACTTCTACATCAATTCCACCTTTTAAAGTTCCATCTGAATTTGTAAATTGTGCAAAATCTACTTGATTACCAAATTCTGATCTTGAAGTTGAATTTTTTACAACAGCTCCGCCTTTTGCCATTGGTTTTCTAGACTGACCTGCCTCTGACAATGCAATAGCAATTGCTTGTTTAGGACTTTTTACTTTTTTAGAAGATTGTCCAATGTTAAGTTCACCTTTTTTAAACTCTCTCATCACTTTACTAATTTTTTTCTGGCCGTTTTTCATATTACATTCCTCTTATTTTCATTTGTTGGACGCCTTGTTTTGCAAGACTTACTCCAGCACGTAGTTTAGCTAATTCTTCAGTTTGTTCAAGCTTATTTTCTTCATTTGTTTGATTCATCATAGCTTTCATCTTATCTAAATTAAGTCTTTCTTGAGCTTCTTTGCGTTTTTGCTCATTTTCCATAGCTTTTAAGTCAACTTCACGTGATTTTAACTTTAAAAGTGGGTCAGAATCAAACTGTCCAATTAATTTATTCTCTTCATCAGCATAATCTTTAGTCATTTCAGCTACTAATTGAGCTTTTCTTGACTCAATTTGAATAGTTATACTCTGAATTTGTTGCGCGGCTTGTGGATTCACTTGCATTTGTTGTTGTAACATAGGTAATTGTTGTAATTCTTGTATAAATTCTATCTGAACTTGTTCTTGAGCCATAATTGAGATGTGTTCAAGTATATTTTTTTGAATAGACATTACAACTGCTGGATTATTTTTAACCATATTCAATTGCATAAAGTTTAAATGAGCTTCAATGTGAGCTTTATGATCTTGTCCTGGAAATGCTTGATAAGGTTGACCAGCCATCGCAGTAATATGTTCTAAACTTGGGTCCATTGGCATTGGTTGTTTTGGTGATGGAAGAATTAAATCTATATTTTTAATTCCAATTGCTTCATACATAGATCTGTATGCTTGATAGATGTCATGTATTTGTGGATTAGATTGAGCAAGTTGTAATTGTGTTTGTGCTAAATTAATTCTTTGTGATTGTGAAAATATATTTGGATCTGCAACTGGTAAGATATCAATTTTATCATCAAAGTCTGTAGATTTAATTTGTCTTTGTCCACCAACAACGTCGTATGGATAAACCGGTGGTAAATAGGTTGCAAATACATTTGCTAATAATTCAAACTCATTTTTAAGTGCACCATAAATTCTTTTATGGATCGCTGACATCACACGTGAACCTCTTTCAAGTAATGCCATTGTTGTACCAACAGCAGCTTGTTGATTCATATCTCCAACTTGAGCATCAGCAATACTTGCAAATCTTTGTCCTGCATCTACTACAATACCCATTAATTGTAATAATACTTGGTCAGGTCCTTTGAATGGTAATGGCATAAATGCATCACGTAAATTACCTCCAGGTGCATCTACATCTCTAAATTCTCCAGGTTGTAATGGTTGAGCATCATCTCTTACTCTAATACCACGCATTTTAAATCCGGATGGTAAGTTAGCTAGAGTTCCTGCATCTAATAATTGTCTTAAAGCTGATGTTGCAGTTCTAGATAAACCACCAATCATATGAATTAAACCAAATCCATAAAATCCAAGTCCCGGTAAAAATTTAAAATGAACAAAATAATTTGTTCTATTTTTTAATGGATCATCTGATTTATAGTTACGTCTAATAGATAAAACTTCTCTTGATGATTCTTCAATAGTTACAACATATGGAAGTTTAATTCCTGTGGGCTCACCAGTTTGAGGATCTTTATCTTCAAAACCTTCTAAATCTAAATTAACATGACATTCTAATAAAGTATAAATGTCTTCTTGCTTTTCAACTCTAATACCTTCTAATTCTCTTTGTTTGCTTTTTAATTCATCTTCTTTTAATGGTGGTTGCCCAAGTTCCACGTCTCTATAAAAACCACCAACTTGTTGTTTACGTAAATCATTTTCAGAAATTTTAATTACGTGAATAATTGCTTCTGCATCTTCAAGTGAAGTTGCAGAATAAGGAACAATTAAATCTTCAGAAGGTATAAATTTAGATACCGCTCGTCCAAGTATTGCATCATAATAAACTTTTTTAAATGTAGATCCTGATAGCGGTAAATAAAATAACATTTGATCAAATTCAGGTTCATATTCTTTCATAACATTCATGATTTGATAGTTCATGAATTCTTTAACTCGCATTGCTTGATCTTCTTTATTACGATCCGTTAAACCTATAATTTGGGTTCGCACGGGCCCGTCCGCGGGAAGCAATTCTTTGTAAGCTTGTGCTTGAAACTGTGTTACTGATTCTGCAAGAACTGGATGAGTTACACCTGATGCACCTTTAAATGGTTCTGTTCGTCTTTCATATTTAAATCCTAATAAATCTAAACCATTCGTATATGCCATTTCCCAATCTTGGCGCGATGATCTATAGTCGTTATATTTTTCGTCTAATTCAGATCCAATATCTGTTAAAATACTTTCATCTAAAAATTCTGCAAGGTTTGCGTAATGATCTTCTCCTCCTGGAATAGATGCAACACTTGGATCAAAAGAAATTTCTGCGCCACCATCTTCACTCATGTTAATTTCAACAGGAGAATCTGTAGGTTGTATTTCTTCTTGAATAGTTTGTTCTATTTCAGTTTGACCTGGAATTTCAATAGTAGTTTTTGTATTGGGTAATGACTTATCAATTTCTGCCATGATTAACTATACCTTCTTCTAAATAATGATTCAACACCTTGAGAGTCAGGACCCATAGCAGGTGGGACTGTTTTTGTCAATCCGCCATATGCAAAACTAGCTATACCACCATCTGCATAATCTGGTTCTGGATATCTATTAGATATATCATCATATGGATTAGTATCATAATTTTTTCTTTGTGTGGCTCTTGCTTCAGCTTCTTTTAAATTTTTTATTTTTCCAGTAGTAATTTGTTCTACTTTTTCAATATTACTTAATGCTTCATCTGTTGAAACCGCTTCATAATCAAATTCAAACTGACCTGGATCAGTATAATCTGATTTTGGTCTTTGTTCAACTATAGAAAAATCACCTGGTTCTTTTATTGGTTTACCAGTTGTTACATCCATGTCAGCTTTAGGTGGAGTATAATGTAATTCAAATGGTCGACCATAAGCACCTCCTTCTATATCTGCTTGTATTTCAATTTTTCCATCTGGGTATTCAATTTTTGTAAATATTTCATCTCCACCTTTTCCAGTTTTGGAAGGAATTACTAATTCTTTAACTTTTAAATTATCACCAAATCCTGTTCCTTGATTTACCATTCTTCCTTCTTTTTCAATTTTAACAACCAATGATGGAAACCAATCAGGCATACCTGAAACTTTAGGTAATACTTTACCAGCAGCTTTTATAGATTTAATTCCTGTACCTTTAATTAATTTTCCTAATGCAGGTAATGCAGCAACCCCACCTAATAGTTTTAATAAAGTTCTACGATCCATTATTCAGATTCCTTGTTAGATAGATAATCATATAGACTAT